ACCGCCTCGATCTCTTTTTTTTGTCTGGCGTCCAGTTGCGTCAAATCGAGGCCGCCGGTGTGCGCCGGTTCGACGCGGCCAAAGCCGCCGATGTCGCACAGGCGGTTCCAGACGGCCCGCGCGCCGCTTCCGAACTGTTTCTGCACCTGCTCAAAATTGATATGGTTCATGATTCACTGGCTGAACGCATTGAATTTCCGCGTCCGGTAAAAAATCTGGATGTCGACCGCTGCGGCGGCGATCAAAAACTTCTCCTCGTCGAGAATGAACTGCGCCGACTTGAAATCCGTCGCGAGCGCAAGGTCCGTCGTCCCGTTGTTCCACCGCTCGTTTCCGCGAAGCGCTGTCAGCACGTCGGCGATCGCGAGGCGGCAGTCGCCGGGACGGTCCGACGCCCGGAACTGGATGCGGATCTGCACGTCGAGGCGCATCAGGTCGAACACCTCGCCGTAGCCCTCGCCCTTTCCGTCGTCGATGACGGTTTCGCTGGTGTCGCAGACGCTCACGGCCGGAAGCTCGTCCTCCTGAAAGTTCAGCCCCCAATCGGTGACGGTCGTCCCGATCGAGGTCTGATAGCTCCCCGTGCCGTCAATGTCTTCGACGGCCGCAATGACCAGGTCAACCAATTGCTGCCGAATGCTGTCCGCCATCGTTTATTTCAAATAACAGACCGAAACCCCCGTCCCGATCTTCTGGACTCTCTGCACCGTGTAGCTCGCCGAGTTCACCGTCACGGCCGTCCCGCGCGTCACGCCGGTTATCGCCGTCGTCCGGCACGTGAAACTCGGATCGACGGCCTCGACCAGAATCCCGTACTGCTCGGCGGCGTCCGAGCCCGCCGTGAAATATCCGGCCACCGTGACCGGGCTTCCCGAAACCGTGAACACCGCGTTCTGCGCGAAATCCTCCGTTTCGAAACAGCCGTCGAGCTCGCTGTCAGAGATCATTTTTTCTTCTTCGGCCTTGCGGCCGGCTTCGTTTCCGGTTCACCGGCCTCGACCGCGATCCCCTGGGCGATGTACCGTTCGGCCCAGACGGTCGGGAAATCCGCGACCGTGCCGGGCTGAATGATCACTCCGCCGTTGCGCGGATCGCCCGCGCGCGCGATGAACCTGATTTTCTTCGTTTCGGCCATTAGACGTAGAGAAGCTGGTTGAAGCCGCGGTCCGCGACCGTCGCCGGATTCGCTTCGCCCTTGCCCAAAATGACGATCGCCGAGGCGTACGTTCCGAGCGTGCCGTTGCCGCCCGTGAGCGAAAGGTCCATGTACCGCTTCCGGGAACCGCCGAGTTTGACGTGGATGCCGAAAAGCGTGTTGTCGGCCGTCGCGCTCGGAAGCGTCGCCGGCGACACCGAGAAATCGGCGCCGGAGATGTCGGCCGCGCCGCTCATCCCGGAGTCGTCCGACTCCTGAAGCTTGAAGGCTGCGACCGCGATGTCCATCGCGCCGAAGTGGACGACGAACAGGGCCTCGTCCCAGCCTTTCGTGTCGATCGTCGCCGTCGTGAAGGCGGCGTCGTCGACGATTGCGGCCGGGTTCGTGACCGGTACGATCTTGATGTTCTGAAGATTCTGCATTTTTTCTTTTCCTCGTTTTGTTTGCGGCCGGTCCTGAGACCGGCCCGTCGTACCCCTGAGATTAGGAAGCGGCCGTGATCAGTCCGACGATCGGACCCGGAACGCGGTTTGCGGCCGTCGCGTCGGCGTTGCCGACCGAATGGACGTTGATGTCGAACCGCTCGGTTCCCTTGAACTCGATCTGATCGTTCGCGAACCGCGAATGCTCCGACATTGTGATCGTCGTTTCGCGGCGCGAGCCGAGCGAGGCCGCGAGACTGAGATCGCCGAGCAGCGCGCAGACCTGACTGTTCGCCTCGACCTTCGGCATCACCTGCGCGAATTCGACCTCGTAGCCGAGAAACTGCTTGTTCCGGGCCTGTTCGATCTCGGAGGCCGTCACGCCGCCCGAGGCGAGCATGACCTTGACCATCACGTTGTGGTAGAACGAGCGGTGAACGAACCACTTCGCGCTTGGCGTGTCCGCGTACTGCGGCAGCCGCCCGACCACGCCCTCGAAATCGGTGAGCGTCAATTCGCTGTAGGCGTTTCCGGTTCCGACCTGAAGCCCGGCGATGTAGGCGATCGTCGCCGACAGCCCCTTGATCTTGGCGCACGCGCCGACGATCCCGCCGTAGGTCGAGGTCCCGTCGCCGTTGAAACCGCACTCGTCTTCCTTGTTGGCGAAAGCGTAGGCCATCTCGCCGGCGAGGTCGTCACCGAGCGAGATCACCGAATCTTCGTTGAGTTCGCTCGAAACGCGCGCCAGAACGCCGAGTTTCTTGGCGACCAGGTTGACCCGGTCCCACGACTTGTCGGACGCCGTGATCGCGTCGGCCTCGTTGACGAAATAGGCCGTCAGGCCGCCGGTGCGCCGCGGATCGCTCCGCGTGTCGGACGACATCGGGACCACCTTCGCGTTGCGGCGGAAAACGCCGTACTGCTCGCGGAGGTCGATCAGGTCGTTACCGAACTCCTCCGGGACCAGAAAGCCGCCGTATTCGTTCTGGCCCTCGCTCATCGCGCGGATCTCAAGGCCGTGATCGCGGCAGAACTGAGCCGCCCGCGCGACGCCCATCGGCGCGGCCATGACCCACTGGCCGAAGCGGTAAGCGCGTTCGGCGTCCTTGAAGTTCCTGAGCTTTCCGTGCCGCGGAAGCGTCCGGGCAAGCTCGACCGGCGCGCCCTGGCGGATCGCCAAAGCCTGCGGGTCCTCCTGCGGGACCGCCGGCGCGGACGGACGGGAATCCCGCTTGGTGATGATCGCCTGGCGCAGATCCTCGCGCGTTGCGTCCGGGTCCGCCAAGATAAGCTGACGGGCGAGATCGCCCTCGCCGAACAGATCGCCGAACGCGATCAGGCCGGCATGACGGGCAGCCGACGTGTCGGCCGGCGGCGTAGCGACAACCGGCGTGACCGGTTCATTGTTCTCTGTCATGTTTTTCTCCATGTTGTTTTGGATTTGGCCGCGCACTTCCGCCGCCGTTTCTGAAAATTCCTTCGATCGGCCGACGCCGACGCTGATGTCCGCCGGGACGCTGACGATCGAGATCTCGTAGGGTTCCCAATCGTTCGAGCGGTAGACCGGCATCTCGCCTTTGTTCTCGCTTTCGAGCTGAAGGTCGTGGATCATGAATCCGACGCTGATGTTCCGGCGGATACCGTCGCGGACGTCCTGAAACACTTCCTCGCCGCGCGTCGAGCGCGAAAAGCGCACGTCGGCGCGGGCGACCCCGCCATCGATCGAGAAGTTCTCGACGACGCCGACCTGATCGTTCCAGTTGTGATCCATCAGGAGCGCGGCACCGGACTTGAGCCGCTCGGACCGCATCGCTTTTTTGTCCATCGACAGGATGAGCGTCCCGAACCAGTGATCGACGCCCCGGTCCGAGGCAAATGCGACGCTGACCGTCCGGCTTTCCTCGTCGACCGCCGCCCGTTCGAGCGGAAATGACCGCTCAAGCGGCTGCGACAACAGTTTTTCGCGCAGTTTTTGAATCTCGGACATAAGAAAGCCGCCGGAAATAACTCCGACGGCTTTGAGGTTACGGGTTTTGAAAACTATTTATTTTTTAGGGGTAAAAAAACACTTACCCCGCTTCTTCGTCGCCGGTATCCGCGTCCTCTGCCGTTTCGTCCTCCTCGTCCGCCGCGGTGTCGGCCGCTTTGCTCCCGCCGTAGGTCAGCTCGATCCCGTATTCCTGCGCGAGCTCGCGTTCGCGCTTGATCGTCTCGAAATGGTCCTGAATGTCGACGCCCTGCTCCGCCAGAACCTCCGTCAGCGAAACGAGGTTGTTTTCGAGCGCCAGAACGTTCGCGTTCACTTCTTTCTGCGGATCGATGTAACGCCAGCCGCGCCCGCGCCACATCGGATTCTGCGCTTCGAGGTACTGCTCCGGGCTGAGCTCGATCGCCTTCCGCAGCGTCGCCGCGCGGAGCCACCGGTGATAGACCGGCCGGCAGAGATGCGTTCCGACGAAATCCTGCAACTCACGCCAGACGTCGCGCTCCTCGCCGAGACCGACGCGCGCGCTTGAATAGTTGACGCTTGAGAGATCCCCTGTCAGTGAAAAGAAATTGACGCCGAGGCCGGTCGCGACGTCCCGGAGGATCGTATCGACGAAAGCCGCGTGGTTTTGCGTCGGCTGCTTCGGGTCGAACTGCGCGAGCTTGTACCCGGCCGGAAGTTCGTTGAACGTCACCGGCGAGATGTCGATCTCGACCGGCAGCTCGTTCCCTTCCTCGTCCTCGTAGCCCTCGAACTCCGTTTCGTCCGATTCGCGCTCAAGGAATCCCATCGACATGGCCGCCGTCCGCGCGGACGTGATCACGCCGTCGTTGTATCCGGCGAGGTTCTTCGCGTCGAGCATCGCCGCGTGGAACCACGTCACGCCCCTGACCTGGCACTCGTCGTCATAGACTAGAAATGCGTGCTCGATCTCGGAGGCCGGGACGCGCGTCCGTTTCCGCTCCTTTTTGCGCGAAAACAGCACATCGTCGGGCGGCGTCGTCAGATAGTACGCGACCGGCCGGTCGCGCTCGTCGATCTCGACCGACATGATCACCCGGTTCCCGTTCGGAAGCGTTTCGTTGTGCATTTCGTCCAGGTACGACGGATCGATGAGACGGACCGAGTACCCGAACGGGTTCTTTTTGTCCTCGACGTGCCGGACAAGCGCCTCGCCGTCGCGGATCAGATACGTCACGAAAAGCCGCTGGACCGCGCGCCAGTCAAGCCTCATCGAGGCCGTGCAGGTCTCCTGGTGCGTCCAGTTCCACCACGCCTCCTCGATCCGCTTGTTGAGCGGCCCGTTGAGCGAACCGTCGGCCAGCCGCGCCCGGCCCTGAAGCTGCAACCCCTTCGGCCCGACGATGTTCGTCCGCGCCATCGCGAGGAATTTTCGGAAATGGCTTGAGTTCCGCGCCATTTCCCGCGCCCGCGCCCGCAAAACCCGAAGATCCTGCTTGATCACCCGGTTCGCCGTCGTCGGCTCCGTGACCCAGCCCGA